AGTTGTACCACCAGCAGCTGTAACAGCAGCAACACGGAACAATGTATCAGGATCATCGCAAACCACAGCAACAGCATCACCAGCTAAAGTGCTTGCGGGCCAGTATTGGCTGAAAGTCTTTTGCTTGGTAACAGGGTTTGTGAAAGAACAGCCTAAGAACACGCCAATAGTACCGCCAGTTGCATAGCCAGTAATAGCTGTTGCACCAGTAGTCATAATGGAACGAGTAATAAAGCCACGGGAAATACCTACAACATCACCATAAAAAATATTGGTTCCGAAGTTGTACTGGATCTTGATGTTACGAGTAGAACCAGCAAAAACTTGACCACCAATAAGGTTTATAGGCTTAAGACCGTATGGGGCAGAAACGGTAGGATATGCCATTTAAAACTCCTTATTAAGATTGATTACCTCTGCCAAAACTTGTCGTAGATTTCCGTTCATTAAAGATCGGCATCCGCGGGTCGCTTTGGCGCATCAAATTATTATCTACAGCTTCCGTCTGTTTCCGTGTCATATCAGCATAGTAATCCTGCTGCTGTTGCACGAACTCTTCTGGAGTCTTGCAGAGTAATAACCCGCCAATCTCGATGTTGTCTTTAAAACGTCCATCGGGATCAACTAGCATTTTAAATTTCGGTTGCTCTTCGATTCTTACTGGCTCCCAACCCTCTCTGAGTTTGGCAGATAAATTGCGGGGATCAGCTTGATTCAACATAGAAACACGAATCCAACGATAAGCAAAACCAGCCTGTTTATCAGGTTCTGGCAACAACTCAGGAGGCCTCCATGCTTTGGGACGTTCTGCTTGTTGACGATTGCTTACTTCACGGGGAACTCTATTTTCAGCCATTTTGGGACTCCAATTTAGTTAATTCCATAGCATATTGCTCTGGAGAAAGGTTAAATTTCTTAGCCAGAGCCATTTGTGTAGGCGTAAGTCTAATCTTTTTTGGGGATGTTGATCTTGTTGCCGATGCTACAACCGTGCTTGATTTCTTTTCAGATTTCTCAGGCTGTTTAGTTCCTGGCTCTTCCTCAAATTTCTCTGGGAAGCGTTTTTTGATCTCGGTGTCTACTACGTTCCAGTAATGATCGGAGCCTAGTGGGACTCCTTCTTTCTCTAGACGTCTATGTATACCTTGAGCAAGAAAACTCATATCTTCATCAACACCGTACCACTTGTTTTTGTCAAGCCACGCTTGGGTTTTTGAGTCCAGGCGTTGGGGTTCGGGCTGCTGTTGCTGTATTTTTACTTCATTTTCTTGCCGTTGTAAAGTCTTTTCATCATATTGTGGTGTGTAGCGTTCAATATCACGAGCTTTTAACTTTACATCTGTCAATTTATCTTGAGCTTCTGCTAATCGATCAGAATCTCCAGACTCATAGGCTTCTTTCATTTCCCGCTTTGCCATTTCTAGCTCGCGAGTAATGCCTTCCTTGGCAGTACTGACGTAAACCTTCTCCCCATCGGACAAACGCCCTTTAAGTTGCCTGTTTTCTTCAATAATAAGGTTAGCAACGCGAATTGCTTCGCTATGTTCCCTCAAAGCCTGATCTTTAGCCCTACGCTCATCGTGCATGAGCTTTTTCATTTGAATTAAACGCTCTTTTGCCTCTTGTGAGTAGGATTCTAGGTCATCATTTTCGACTTCATCAGCAATTTCCCGTGGCATAGGTTTTGAATTGACGCGATCTTCCTCTGGAACATCATCTTCAATCTCAATTTCAAATTCTTGCGTTGGTTCGTTGTCAATTTCATCAGGAAATTTGAATTCGTTTTGTGCAATAGCCATCACTATCTCCTTTAAACGCGACTAATACCGCGGGGGTCTTGAACAATACCCTCGACAGAATCATCATTGATTATTCGGAATTCCCTACCGTGGATTTTTAGTCTAGTTCCCGTATTTGGACGCGCTAAAACAAAATCTCCGACTTTGCACCAGGGACCATTTGGGAACCTAGTCTTGTCTTGGTAGCAATCAGGACCCATTTTGACAACAAAAAATACGGTAGAAAGGACTTCTTCCATACGCATAGTGTCATCCGCTTTAAGAATACCGCCAGCGTGTTCTTTTTCAGCGTCTGGAATAGCGCAAAGAATGCGATATCCAGAAGGTTCTGGTAGTTGGTTTGCTTTTTCTTCGGGTGTTTCTGGTAATACTGTTGTTGCGGTAACGTCATCGGGGTTTGATCCCAATATCAGTTCACTCATCTGAGTTCTCCAAGTTTTTACGCAAGTCTAATATATTAAGACGGGCGGTGAGCAGACCTGTAATCTCTCCGCACATCCTTTGGTATTCAGCGTAGTCTTTGGCTACGCCTGTACCGAGGGCCTCTTCCAAGTCCCTAACTTTACCTTCTGCCTGTTTGAGGAGAAGGTCTAGTATTTTGTCGTTCATTTAGTTCCCTTTTTTTGTTGGGTTGAGTTATGTTTGAGTAAATCAACTCCCATACGGATTTTTTCCGTATTCATTTGCGCTTTAGCTTGACCAGTTTGCGCGCCAATTCGTAAGCCTTCTAATTGTTGTTTAGCCTCAAGGTCTGCCTTATCTTTGGCAGTCTTAGCACCAACTTGCATACCAGCAATTTCTTTTTGAGCCATGATTCTGGCTTTTTCGATCTCAATTTGGTCTGCTTTAGCCGAGGCATCCATGACCATTTTTTGCTGTTTAAGCTGAACTTCTTGCTGTTTGAGCTTGAGTTCTTGCATCTGCATTTGGACAATAGGATCATTCTGAGCTTGTTGGGCCTGTTGAGCAGCCATCGCGGTCTGGTTCTGGTTAAGCAACTGCTGGGCAACAGGAACAGCCATACGAGCAATCTGCATTTCCATTTCTGGAGACATATTCTCTTCGCCATCTTCTGAATATGGAATCTCAATACCCATTTGTTGTTGCATCTGCCGTCTATATTCCATGCCAACGTGCTCTGTAATGTGGGCTTGCATAGCTTGCATCATCATTGGAGCCTGTGGATTTTGACCAATAACCTGTTTAATCTTAGGATCTTGCATTGCAGCCATATGAACTTTGATATGGGCTTCGTGATCTTGGTACATAAACGCTTTTAAAGGTTTTGACTTTAGGACGTTCATGTTTTCTGTTACTGGATCGCAAGGTTTTTCATCTTCTGGCAATGGCACTAACTTAGCAGCGTTCTTAATCCCAATAACACCTAGCATCTGGCGGTGCAAAAACGGTAGGTTGTATAACTGTGGTGCAGTCTGAGCCAACTGTAAAACGGCTTGATACTGAACTACTTTCTGAGACATCGTAGCTGCGTTTGGATCGCTAACTGGAATGACGTTAACCATCGCGTAATCGCGTTTACGCGCTTTTTTATTACCTGTCTCAGGCTGATAATCGTAATCAGCTGGCGCGTTGTTTTCAATAATCTCTTTAAGCAGCTTAAATTCTTGCTTCATAGAGTAGTGAATACGAGCTTGAATCGCAGACATTACTTTAAGTGTGCGCTCTAAGATAGCCAAAGTCGTGCCAACTGGGGATTGGCTAGACATATCAGATACTTTAAGATCACCAGCCGAGGCAAATCTTCTGCCATCTTCAATGATTTGATTTAACAAAGTAATCAAGGTCTGGCTTGGTTCTTTGTATGGCAATGGCATGATGTTGTCTTTCATCGCGCCACTTGGTACGTCTACGTCACGGAATTCACCTGGGGCTATCGGTGTGTCATCGCCTTTGACTCGCAAGCCACGGGTCTTAAAGCCACCTGGCAAGTTGGCAAGTGACCCTGCATCAACCAGCTGCCGAAGTATGGAAGTGCCAGATTTAGCAAAAGCACCGAGAAGATGGACAATACCAAAACAGTAAAAACCGAAACCAGGAATATAGCCATAGTGGACGAAATGCTGTCTCTTTTGATGTTTTTCATCTTCTTCCTTCCAGTTACGTCTAATTGAAAGAATAGTCGCGGTATTCTTTTCAATTGTGACAACGTAAGGTAAAGCGATACCAGTAGGTTCGCCATCTTCATCTGTATGCTCAAAACCTTCTAAGTCAAGGTCAACGTGCATTTCCAAAACCTTAAAACGGTCATCTGTGGATGCTTTAAAGCCTAACTTCTCTGCAATCTTTTTTTCAATTTCATCTAAAGTGTTGATTGGATCACCAAGATCTACGTCCCTGTAAAAGCCTGAGACTTGTAGTTTACGCATCTCATTCTCTGTCTTACGCATCACATGGGTAATGCGTTCTGCAGTTTCAAGGTTAGACGCGCCATAAGGAACGACTAGATCATCGGCTGGAACATACATCGACACCTGACGGCCTAACTGTTGATCTTCGTAAACCTTTTTAAAACCGTTACCTGATAAACCCATGCCCCAGAGCATTCTTTCATGTTCTGGGCGATATTCTTGCATGACATCGGTAATCTCATAGTTCATGTCATCTTCGACACGTTGGGCTGCATCTTTTTTCTCTGGGGTTTCTTTGCCAATAATCTGGGTTCTTACAGGACCAGAGGCTGGAAAAGTCTCCATAATTGTTTCAGCTTGGAACTTTACGACTGCTTCGGCTAGGATAGGGTGATAAACACCACAAGCTCCTTCCCAAGGTTCGGAGCGTTCTTCAATTTTTAATCCCAAGAGTTCAAGGCCATCTACATAGGTCTGAATCCAATCTTTGCGAGAATCTACGTCATCTTCAAAACTGTCGATTAGCTCTGATCCCAAAGTCGCTAAGACGCGCTCAGAAATAATTTCGGCAAGGTTCTCACCAAAGTCTTCATCAGCTAAAACTTCAACATCCATTTCGCCTTCGGGCGCGAGTTCAATCTCAATGTCTGGAGCCTCAATTGCAGCTAGTCCTTGTGGGAGTTCGTATAGAGCTTTATCTACTGACATAAATTTTCCTTAAATTAACTTCATTCCACCGTTTAACGGTTTATCTATTGTTCCGCCAGACGCTTTGGTTGTCATATACGTCTTTAATTCTTCTAACTTTTTTGTTTGTTCTGGCCTGTATTTTAGTTCTTTATTAATACTGTTAGGCCATTGTTTTAAAGCGTATCCGCGCATGGCTGCATCAGTAGCATTCCGAATGGCGTGTTCTACAGGACGGCCTTCTTCTAAGGTTGCGTTGTAATCTAATGCTCGTTTTTCCAAAACCTTTAACTGTTTAGGACTCCAAGTTCCCATTAAATCTTCACGGATTTGGTTTGACATAGGATCAACGTGAAGAAGTTCCCCAGCTAAATCGTGGTGGCTAAATTCCCCTGGCTTTCTAATCTCAATTACATGGCGATCAATTGGAAAATGTTCTGGGCGCGGAGAATCTGGTGGGCCAATTTCACCTACAGGCCAAGTTTCGGCATAGCCTTTTCCTTCACCTATTGTTACCATAGGATCATGCTGTTTAATAAAAGGATACTCTTGTATCGCTTTATTAAGAAGATTTTCAGAATAATCCATTAGTAATATGCTACCTTTCTGCGAAATTCTCTTGGTTCATCTCGTTCATCCGAAGGCAGGGGAATAAATCCTCCCTTACGGAATCTTAATAGTGCTTGGGTAGTCGAGTCCACTAAGTCATCGTGGTCTGAATTTGGGAACGCAGCAAGCTCTTCCACGACTTCTTCAGCCCATCGTTTTCTTGGACACCAGACTTTACCTGACGCGAATAAATCGGAAATTGCATTAACCCTTGAGATCTTATCATTTCCTCGCGTTGGTGTATATTCCTGCACGGGAACTCCCATCCTTCGCATTTCAAAGATGAGGGGCGCGCCAGAAGCTTTGGCTTCCACGATACACGCATCAGGCTCCCATTCACGGTACATCTGAAAAGCCCGTTCCTTTAATTGGGGAAATTCCATGCGTTCTTTAAAAGCATCTAAAAGAATGATGTTAACGTCATTTACGTCTTCGTCTTTATAAAAAACTCCCCATGTCGTACAGGCAGAATAGTCTGAACGCTCATTCTTAGTAAAAGCGGTATCCCAAGACTGAATAATAAAATTACATTGGGGCGGTCTTTCGTGATCCCATTCCTTCCACCACTCCCTTTTGACTATCGCGCCCTCTTCCGAGGTAGGATCTTGTTGGTACTGGGCTTGCCATTTGGGTAAAGGTAATTCATCCCGTAGAGCGTCAAGTTCTTTAAAACTCCAGAACTCAGGCCATAAAGGTCTGCCGTTAGGTAGGATCGCTGGCAAACTAATCATGTCCCAGACTTCCCCATCCCTGTCAATAATCGACTGGCAAATTTTTCCTGTTAGATCGCGTTTAGCCCAGCGCGTCATCACGATAACAATTGATCCTCCTGGCTGGAGACGCTGACGTGGACCTGACGTATACCATTCAAAGACTTTATCAAAGACCGATGGATCATTAGAAGCTAGGGCTGCTTCTTGTTCTGAGTGAGGATCGTCAATAATGAGTAGATCCGCGCCCTTACCTGTGACAGTCCCCCCAACACCAATAGCGAAGTAATCACCATTAGCATTAGTGGCCCAACGACCAGCAGCCTTGGAATCTGACCTAAGAGAGACATTAGGGAATATTTTGGCATAAGCATCCGAGTCAACTAAGTTACGAACCTTTCGTCCAAAGCCGACTGCTAGTTCAGCCGTGTTAGAACATTGAATAATCTTTTTATTTGGGAACCGACCAAGATACCAAGCAGGAAGTAGAAAACTAGCAAACTCTGACTTTGTGTGACGCGGTGGCATATTGATAATAAGTCGTTTGGATTTGCCATTTGCGATGTCCTCAAACTTTTGAGCCATTAAAGCATGGTGTCTGCCATAGATAAACCCAGGCCAGACGGATTGCACAAAGGACAAAAAATCATCTTGCCC